AATGTCGAGAATGTAAGATTCTTAAATCGTTAGAAAGAATCAATCAGTGATACATTATCGAATACGGTTGAAACGATTATTGATGATGAAGGCAATCAAAGGGTAGCTTTAAAATCAGGAGGCAGAGCAGAGTTCGTTAAATCAATGCGACAGCTAATGATTAAAGAGGGGATAATTAGTTCAACCGATAGTTTCTATGGATTAGATAATAATGACGTAAAGGATATACGGTCAGAAACTAGGCTAGAATTGATCTATGACACGAACATGAGAATGGCTTATGGTTATGGTCAATGGAAGCAAGGTATGAGTCCTAACATCATTAAAGTATTTCCAGCTTGGAAGTTCGAGCGATTGAGACAAGTTAGGAATGAAAGACCAAGGCACTTAGCAAGCGAAGGTGAAGTTAGGTTGAAGACGGATACTGAATATTGGGCAAACTATCAAAACGACCCTTTAATCGGTGGATTTGGAGTTCCTTGGGCACCGTTCGGATACAACTCAGGAATGAACATCACAGACGTTTCTCGTAGCGAGGCAAAAGCACTAGGATTGATTAAAGGGAATGAAAATATCAATAAGAAAGATCTTCCTAAGAAGCAATTAAATGAAGGGTTAAAATCTCATATAGGAAACATGGATTCAGATATGAAGAAGAAACTCATTGAAGAGCTTACAAAGAAAAGAGAAAGAACGTCATCTAGTGAGGCTGGATTAAAGGCGGCTTTGAAAGTTAGAGAAGCTAACGGATTCATCGAATTAGTCCGATAAAATAAGACCACTATCTTTTGTTTACATATCTTTGAAATAAAGTTTAATTTAAATCAAATGTTTATCTTAGCTTTAAATCAAGAAACCCTTAAAAGCGAAAAACCTTCGATTGTTTTCATTCCAGAAGGTGAGAACGAAATTTCTGCTACTGTCAATGGGCAAGCTGGAGTTGTAACCGTGAAGATGAATCCAGATAAAAAGGATGAAATCACAGCAAAGTTCCAAGCTGACTTAGAGGCTAAGTTATCTCAAACTGTTAGACCATATTTAGACTTCGATCACGAAATGAAAGTTGCGTCTGCATTACCTAAGAGATTCTTTTATGAAGATGGTAAAGGTTTAATGCTAGAAATCGAATGGACAGGCAAAGGCAAGCAAGCAGTAGAAGCTAAAGACTATTCTTATTTCTCACCAGTTTTCAATTTATCAGATGATGGAATCCCTATGGGACTTACACCAAAAACAGCAATCGGGGGATTAGTAAACGACCCTGCATTTAGAACTTACAAGCCAATAGCGGCTTCACACCAAACAAACCAAACTAAATATAACATGAAAGAACTAATCGCGTCAGGTTTACTGACAGAATCAGAATCAAAAACTGAGGGTGCGCTTCAAATTGCAGCTTCACGTTTCGTAGAAGCCACACAAAAGGCTAATCAGGTTGAAGCTTTGAATCAAACTATCAAAGACCTTCAAACTCAAATCGGGGAAAAGAACAAAGAAGTCGCAGAGCGTGAGGTTGAACTAGCAGTTGAAGCTGGTCACATCCTAGCTAAAGATGACAAGTCTAAGGAGTTCTGGAAAAAGCAAATCATCGAAGCTAAGAGCAAAGATGAGCTTAATGAAGTTCTCCACACTCTTAAAGCCAGCAAAGCATCCAATGGAAGCAACATGACAGGCAACATCGTAGAGGCAAAGTCAGGTGAAGTTCAAGGCTCTAAAGACAAGAGAATGGAAAAGGCTCAAATCCAAGCAAAACAGGAACTAGGCAACGATGCTGAGTTCACTGATGTTTGGGCAAGGGCAACTGAAATCGACCCAGAAGCATTTAACTAACAACAAATAGAAAAAACATAATCAAATGGCTTATTCATTAGCACAAGACACAGCAATCGTTTCAATCGAAGCTGGCGCAGCCCTCACACAAGGGCAATTAGTAAAGCTTAGTTCTGGCACAGTAGTTGCCAACACTGGCTCAGATATTCCTTTCGGGGTTATCCTAGATACCGTTGCAAGCGGAGACGAAGCAAGCGTTTACGTTGGCATGGGTGAAATCGTTTACCTTCAAGCACACGATAACGCTATTACCCAAGGTCAATACCTAGTAGCGGCAGCCGCTGGTAGAGTTGACGGTGCAGGCGCAACAGGAACTTTCATCGGTAGAGCATTGGAAGCTTCAACAGCACAAGGTCATCTTATCAAAGCGGTTATCCTAACTCCAACAATCGTAGCTTAACACTTAACCAATAAAATAAAATGGCAACACCAGCAAACATTAACACACTAAATCAGTTCGCTAAAGGACTGTTTCAAAAGACATCTTCACCGATAGCAGACATGCTTGCACCAGTTGTAGTGACTGGCGCGGCTCAGTTCTCCGTGATTGATTACGCAAAAAGATCAAGCTTCCAAACTCCTAGTGCTAAACGTGCTATTGGTGGCGATTCTACTGCGGTTATTACAGACGGCGAAAGAGTTAGTATCTCACTTGCTCCTTATGCACTCCATGACGTTATTGACAACCATGAACTTGCTCTAGCAACTGATGGCGAAGGCTCAAGACTACTTCGTGAAGCACGTATTCAAAACCTTGTATCACAAGCAGGAAATAGCAGACTTAAAGAGACGCTTACAACTCTTAGAACTGGCGTTTCAGCAAGTGCCGAGGTATGGGGTGCATCTGAAGATCCAGTAGCTGACATTGACGGATACATGGAGACAATCGCAACAGCGACAGGTAATATCCCTAACTACGTTGTATTCTCACTAGGTGCATGGAAAATCTTTAAGAACAGCGCGGCTGTAAAAGCAAGACTCACAGCAGGCAACACAAAGACTAAAGATGCAGTAGTAATGCTTGAAGACATTGGAGCATTATTCCTTAATCCTAATACTAAGTGTTCAGTAGCAACCGCTTCATTCGATACTCCACTCTTAGCAAGTTCAACTAAGGCACAGGCTCTAGTTGATACTAACCCTGAGGTTTGGATTTACTACCGTGAAGAAAGTGCGAATACATTCGATGCGTCTGCATTCAAAACATTCCGCGTAAAAGCAAATCCTTTCGGAGCTGTTAGACTTTCAATGAAAGACTTCGGTGAAAAGTGGATTACAGAATGGACTGAAACTGCATACGTAAACAATGCGTCAGCAGCAGCTCGCCTCACAATTACAACTTCATAACTGGTTGATTAAGTCCCTCGCCTGTCAAATCACGGATAGGTGAGGGGCTACTTTAAAATTATGGCATGGGTAGCACTAACTAAGAATCACATTAAGTCTCGTCTTTCACAATACGAGATTGAAGCCATTGAGGAAACTGGTGGCGGTGATTCAGATAGACTAGCTGGAATCATAGACCAAGTAACATCATTAGTTCGTAGTAAGGTTGCTAGTTGCCATAGAAACACGTTAGGAGATTCAGGACTAATTCCAGAGGAAACAATTCACGCTGCGTCATCAATCGCTAAATACAACATCTCTACGACAGCCGCTAGTTCAATGACGGAGGCGGATGAGAAGTCCAGGGCGTTAGAATATCGAGACGCTATGAATTTCTTAGAAAAGATAGCAAACTGTGAAGTTAGCATTACAACCGATGACGGCTCAGTAGAAAGAGGCTCAGAGGGGGCTTACGGAGGCTCAGACTTAATGAACTTCTAATATGAGTGTATTCTATGACAATGCAGATCAGATAAAAGAAAGGATAGAGACTATCTATGATGAGAAAACTATCATAGCGATAGTTCATAGGCAGAAAGACATAAAATCAGAGTTTGAAAGAGTCCAAGCTAGAATCAAAGGCGCGGTAGCAGTCATTGAATGGATAGGCGCAAAAGACTTTATAGACCTAGAGAGTGCATTAAGATCAAAGGCAACATACTCATTGCTAATGATATTTAAGCCAGTTATCAGAGACCCACACGAAACGAAAGCAGATGACATACTAGAATCAGTGGCAAAATCACTTCATGGATGGGAACTTTCAAATGCAGTTCATTGTTCACAGGAAGTAGAACTAGAATCAATCCTTCCAATACAAGACCCCAATTTTTTAATATACGAAATCAGATTAAACATACTAACCAAAATATAAAGCAATGGACAAAGTTACAGATACCAAACCAGAGAAAGTAAAACCAGTTGAAGAAAAAATCATCGTGGTAGAAGTCTTGAAACACAAAACCAAAGTAGGAAACTTTATTTGTGCCAAGGGAGCAAGAATGAAAGTAACTGAGGCAAACGCTCAGACACTAGATAAGCTAGGACTAGCTAAAATCATCGGAATCTAAACACTAAACTAAAATAATAATATGGCAGCACAATATAACCTACAAAGACACGTTATCGGTGGATTCTTAGACTTCATCCCTCACGGTTCAACAGTTGATTCAGTTACAACTAGCGCGTCAGTTCAACCAGATGATGTTCCTATCACAAACTGGACTGATTATAACATGGGATGCGTTCTCAATGTTAAGTTCGATAAGAAGACTCAAGAAGACCCAGACTTATGCCCAGTGGAAACTGGTGGATATGAAGAAGAGAGTAATACCCGTGTAGTAGCAGACTACATTGATTGCACGCTCAAGACTCACTCAGAGCCTATCTTCCGTTTGCTATTTGGTCTAAACCAAGAATTGACTGGCGCAACTGGGCAAGTTCCATTTGAGAATCTAGGTGAAAGACAGATTACAGGATGGGCAAGATTCAGAGGCGTTGGAGGTTCAGGTCAAGCACTCGTAATCGCTAAGCTAGAGGTCAAACTTTCACTCATGGAATATCCAGATTGGAATGGTGAGTCAGCAGTTAGACCGATTGTTAGAATGCAAGTTAAGAGCAATGCGCTTAATGATCTAATTGATGACGCTATCCTACTTCCTTAACTAGACAATGCCTTATTGTTCAAGCATTAGAATAAAGCATGGCACTACAACGATTTTAGATTACGGGGATAAGTTAGAAGCTTACCCCGTAATCAATGGTCAAAAGTTAGTGCAAGTAGCTTCTATTGCTAGGGCGAGTAAGGTTAAAATCTTTGAGCGAGGAAATGAGAGCAACACAATATCTTTCGTAAAGCATAACCATGTTGATAACGCATGGGATAGTTTAAGAAATTCATTCAGGCATGGGACTACTTTGCCTAAAGGTAAAAACACGCTTTACATTTATTTTAGTGATAGCACAGCAACTCATTTCAGGTTGTATGATTCAGTGATTGATGCATGGTCAGGAACTATGAGTGATTTAAGAGAATCGCTTTCAGTAAATGCCATAGGTGCAGACATTCAAGAAATCACACAAGGATTCACGGTAGATAGTTCCCTTATAACAGTAGATTCAACACTCATAACAGTAGATAAAGCGTAAATATGGCTAAACAGACGATAGGAATAGGCACAACAGCAAATGATGATACAGGGGATACATTGCGTGATGCGATGGATAAATGTAATGACAACTTCACCGAGCTTTATGACGACAAGGTGAATACTTCTAGCATAGTAAATAACCTTACTAGCGGAGGCACGACAGTTCCGCTATCAGCGCAACAAGGCGTTGCTTTAAAAGCGTTGATAGATGCCATTGCCACTGTAAATGAATTAACAGACTTAGACACCACAGTAACAGGCACACAGCTAAACGGAATTAAAACTAAGGTTGACTACTTAACCGGAACAGTCGCGATCATTATTGAAACGGTTAGAAAAAAGA